ACTGTACTTGTTGCTTATGTTGCCTTCAACTGTCCCTATTTGCCAGTGTGTATCTTCTAAAATCTTTACGAGTCCCTGCTCAGGTGTACAATTTAATACCTCGAAGTCTCTTGGTTTGACATAATTCAATAGCTCGATATAACAAAGCTCACTAAAGACATCTATTGTTTCTTTGCCTTCTTCATCTCTGCCATCTGTAATTTGTGTTATTATGTACCGCTTGTTATTATATATGATTTCTTCATCATTCATTAATAAGTCCGCTTTTGGGTCTTGGAATGGTAGAGAAAATGATAATGTCTCAGCTTCTCCAAGCTTTTCTTCAATCTCTATGTTATAAGCATTTTCTAAGACTGCTATAAGTCTGTTTGTGTAATCATAGAGTCTAATATATTCTTTCTGTGCCATTCCTTATAACCACCGTTCTCTATATATTATTTTGATTTGTGCTGTTGCTCCATTAGCACTGCTGTATCTAATAGAATTATATCCTGGTTCAAGTACTGGAAAATCACCGCTAAAATAAGATATAAGATTATTTGACGGCATAGACACTGTGTAATTCCTACAATCCACTGTTAAAGTGCTTCCATTTGGAACAATGAAGTTAAACGTGAAGGATAAGTCATTGACTGTTATGCTTGGGTTTCTTATCTCTCCGCTTGTCGCTGTTATTTGAATTATAGGTTCCGTCTCATATGTCCCTAAATAATACAAACTCTCAGTACCACCTGATGCTATGGTATAAGTACTGGTTGACTCGTAGAGACTGTAGGCGAACGGCTCACATGTGAATTCAAGAGTAAAGAATCCGGCCTGTATATCACGCTCTAATGTTCCCGCATTTGTCAATTTTGCCATGTAATACTTGCCCGGTGTATCTCCGAGTTGTAGCTCTTCTCTATCCTTTGATACTAACCATGCTGCTATATCGTGAATTTTATCTCTGATGTCTGCAAAATCTGTGCCCTTAATCGCACATTCTATTGTTATTGTTCTATCGCCCCATGGTTGCTCGAATAGATAGCTCCCGTGCCTTCCTGGTATTGTCTCGTAGTGGTCTCTATTAGCTGGTAGTATATCGTACTGTATATCTAATACCTGTATATCGAAAGAAGAGGCCCAAGTGTCTTTAAATCTAAAGTCCAGCATATCTTAGCCCCCTTGCACGGTTTGCTATAGTGATGTCTCTTTGTAGTTCTCTGCTTATCTTGTATATGTCCTCTTCATTTCTGACTTCCATATGTTGCACTACTATGGTAACACCACCTATAGCCTCTGGTTCTGTTGTATTCCTTAGTGCATTTCTGAATAAATCCTCTAATTTATTAATAGGTAAAACTGCCTCAGTGCCTGCTTCACCTACACCTACAATTGCCGGTTGCGTGAATATACCGCCTTCTTTGTACCATTCAACTTTTATGTCAGGAATAGGAAATTTAAGTTTCCCTAAGCTAATCTGTCGAGTACTGAATGTGAAGTGTGGTAAAGGAATATGCAAGTTTCTGAATGGTGCCAGTATAGCGTCCTTAACTCTGCCGAATATTCCACTTGCAAGATTTACCAAGCCATTCCAAGCATTAGACAACGTCGAAGTAATACCATCCCATATATTGCCCAAGGAGTTCTTTAATGAGTCCATAGCACCAGTTATAACCGATGTGATGCCTGACCATATATTGCTTGCCGCATTCTTTATATTATTCCACGAGGTAACCGCTGCTTCCTTTATTGTATCAAATATACCAGTGAAGAAGTTCACGATACCAGTCCATATAGTAACCGCTAAGTTAGCTATCCATTCCCATACTGATTTTAGAAGTGCTGCTATTTTGTCCCAGTTCTTGTAGATTGTATAACCTATAGCTACACCTGCTAAAAATGCACCTATAGCCCATCCTATAGGATTGTTTAATCCCATAATAGCACCACCTACAGCCGAAACGCCTTTGATTATAGCCGCTATTGATTTAATAATTTGTCCCACTATCATTATTATAGGTCCTATAAGTGTTAATATAATAGCCGCCCAACTTATAATCTGTTTTACACTGTCAGGTAAATTCTCAAACCATGCCGAAAAATTATTCAACGCATCTACCACTTTATCTAATGCTGGTGCTAAGACTTCCTGTAAGTTTGTCGCGAATTCTGCACCTACTAACTTCAGATTGTTCATAGCCACTTTTGCTTTGTCTATCGGATCCAATGTCGCCTCAAACGTGGTACTTACTGTTCCACTTGCGTCTTCTGCTGCACTTGCTAAGCCTTTTAAGTCCAACGCACCACGTTGTAATGCGTCTAACATGAAACTTGCTCCTTTGGTACCGAATACCTCACTTGCTATTGTTAACTGTTCTGTGCTACTTTTGCTCTTTGCTAATTGTTGCTCTAATTCTGCTAATCCCTGTTGTAATGTTTTGCCATCTTTTGCGAATGTTATTTGTGCCTTATTAAGATAAGTCAGTGCTTTGTTTGCATCCAATCCCTGTTGCTCGAATCTGCCCATCAGTTTTGCTGCCTGTGCGAAATTTAAGCCCAATGCTTTGATCTGTGGTGCTCCTTTGATTGTTGCATTAAATATCTCATCAACGCTAAGTCCTGTATCTTGTGCCGCTTTTGTCGCCGCATCTAATACCTTTGACAGGTCTTTTGTACTTAAGCCATACGCTTCAATAGCCGCTTTTGCGTTCTGCGTTGCTTTTGTAACATCTGTGTTGTTGATTTTTGCGAATTTAATCATCTGCGTTGTTGCGTCTTCTAATGCTTTACCTGTAAGCCCGAATTGTGTATTCAACTCACCTACTGCGTCGCCTACTTCTTGCATGCTTGCCGGTAAGCTACGTGCAACATTCTTGAATGATTTCTCCATTTCTTCCGCTGCTTTACCTGTCGCCCCTGTTTTGGTAATTATTGTGTCCATAGCATCGTCAACTTCTGAAAACGCTGCCATGCTTGCCGCACCGATAGCCATTAATGGTGCTGTAACTTTGAGAGACATTGATTTACCTAAGGAAGTCATGGAATCGCCGATGGAACGCATGCTTTTTTGTACGCTCGATAATGATTTCTCAACTTCTTTGTTTATCTTTGCTGTGTCTTTCTTGAACTCTTCTAAATTAGTACGTATTGCTATGAAAGCTTCCCCGATGATATTATCGGCCATTATCTCTCACCTTCTTCCATTCTTCCATTAGTTCTTTGTATGCCTCGCGTTGTTCCTCTATTGGTACTTCTTTCTTCTTAGTATTTAACAAATGAGACAATGGGGGAATTTTCTTAGCTCTTATCAAATTTGCTGTTAACCATGCGGTATAATTTGAAAGTTCTATATCATTTGTTAACTTGTCATTGTACCCATCAATTAGCATGCTAAGTTCCCCCATTGTCATTTTGCCTAATTCCCAAGGTTTAAGCCCAAGCACTCCGTACGCTGTACGTTGCACTAAGTCCCAGTCCCATCCTCCGTCTTCTGTCCCTGCACTTTTTTTTGTGTACCAAAAGATGCTTCTAACGCTTCACCTATTTTTTGTATAACATTAGTAAAATCCGGTGCTTCATCTAACAGTGTCCCTGCTTCCTCAGGTGTTAAGTCTGGGTTATCATCTAACAGTCCAGCCCATAGTAAAGCCCTAATTTCTTTGAAACCATACAAACCACTGGTAAAAGTTGCCATTATCTCAGTTATTGGTTTGCCTAATGTTTCTTCTAATGTAACAAGTGCATTTATTGTATACCTTAGTTTCCTTGGTTTGTCAAGTTCTACCAAAACAAAAGGTTTCCCCATACTATACCACGTCCGTCCATTCACCGTCTATATCGATTGTTATCGATACAGTAGCCTCTCCTTGGTCTGGGTAATCACTACTAAGTCCTGTAATATAACCAGTAGCTGACCTGAAGTTCTGGTTTACACGCTTAAGCATAACCACTATAGGGTCCCCGTTCTTCATTGCTTGCTTTAGTAATAAGTAACCCTCGTTATCTGGTACATACAACGCGTCTAAACTAAGAGTAGAAGAGTACCTACCAGGTAAGATTCTTCTTGCTCTCTGTTCTTTGCTCGATATATCGATAACATCCACTGATTCATCAACTGTAGCATTTCTTTGTCCACCTACAGGTATCCATTCTGGTTCTGTATCTGTGCCAGTGTTTACTAACACTAACACATCACTGCCATTCATTCCCATTATATTCCCTCCTTTTCATTTATAAATCTTACTGTAACAACCATACCTAAAGCCTCATCTTCTGGTATGAAGACAGGCCCGGTACAACTCGTTATTATGTTCTTATACCCTGTTATTGTTATTGATTGTCTGTGAAATAATTCACGTACTCGTTCTGCTATTTCTTCCACTTCTTTCTTACTCCCATTGTTTTCCGTGTAGCATCTAATATCTACCGTTTGCTCTCTCCCCAGTGATGTCTTGGTATCAAACGGTACATCGCTGACAGGTCCGCTTACTACTATATAAGGAAGCTTTGCATTACCAGGGACAGGTTCCACTGTAAAAATAGCCGGCTCATTATTATATGTATTAATCATACTTCTGAGTATCTGGTCATTATATAATCTGTCATATATTCCTTTTGTAAATACTGACATTATTTGCCACCCTCTACGAATTTATCCACTATTTCTTTCTTTTTGTTCTCTAATACAGGCCTCAGGAATGGTCTTGCTGCCATCTTTGATGTTCCAAACTCCAAGTATATAGCATAATCTGCCGATGATCCGATAAGCCCTGATATTGTCTCACCATCTTTTGTTACTTTGTACTCTATGCTATCCTCTAACGTGCCTGTATCTTTTGCGGGTGGTTGTCCTGGGGTGGATGCCCTATGCATCTTACCATCGCGTACATACACCCTACCTGTCCCTGGTTTTGATAGCGTACGCTTCACTTCTTCACTTATAAACTCGCATGTTTTTTCTACTCTATCCTCTATATTGCCTGTCTTAATTGCCTTGTCATAATCTATTTTTAATTTGATTTTATCCATTCTGTACTTCCACCCCAGGACATTCTAAATGATGGTCTGCTTCACTCGGATTGCGTACTGCTATTATCTCTACTGTTATTCTGCCGTCAGTTACTAAGTCTCCGCGTCTTATGTCTTCATCAGGCCCACAGTAGACTACATGAGACACTACCGCGTGCTCTTGCGAAGCTGCCGTTCTTTCTGATACACTCGCTACACTTATGCGTCCTTTTATCTGCCCTATTGGTTGGTACGTCTTCTTCCATCCGCCCTGCCCATCGCTGACTTCTGCACTACGCATAACTGTCAGTATCTTATTGAATAGATGGTTCATATAAACACTCGCCACCTATCAAGTGTTAACAGTACAGTTTGCGGTAGTGTACGATCTGCTGGTTTTGCATAAGTTACAGAGTAATCGCCCAAGCTCTCGCTCTGTATGTTTGTCCCTTGCTGATTCTCGAGGTACCAGGTTTTAGCTATTTCTAAGCAAGCACGCTCTATGTCTGCCGGTAGTGTTCTGTCAGGTTCTCCTGGTAGTCCATAGCCTGCTGTATATTCTACTTCATAATTTACTAATTCACTGTTAGCCATTATGTGCCATGTTATATTCCAAGCTATGCCAGGATTCCATCCCCAACCGGTACGCCGATACAATAGTCCCGAAGAAGGTGAATCCAAGGAATAATCAGTTATAACTCTGCCTTCTTCTTTGACAGACTCAACACTGACGACAGGCCGCACGCTAAGTGCAAGGTATACATTACCATAACCGGGAATTGTTTCACGATACTTTTGTTTTGCGAAACAACGGTTACAGTACGTCTCTATCATAGCACTCGCCTGGTCTATAAGCTTGCTTAACAGTGCATCCTCTGCTGTCCCTATTATGCCCAGTTCTGATCTCAGTGTCTCCACTGTTGTTAGCTTTTTATTTACTGCTTCTACCAGTACCTCGATCATATCATCGCCTACTT